GTGCGAAGTAGTAGTAAGAATAGGAAAGTTTAAAACAAAAGTAGAAGCGGCACATTATGCTTCTTATATTACTATGACTAAAAGTATTGATTTTGATGCTGATAGTATATTAGATAATATTGAAGAACTTGAAGAAAATTATTATGGAGTTGATAATAGAACATTACACTAGAATAGTTTTAATTTTATTTCTAATTTCTATGAGTAGTTGTGTTTCAGTAGGGAAAATGGATTTTAACCCATCAGGAACTTTAATAAAATATATAATAAAAAATAATAAAGAGAATAAATAAAATGTCAGGACAAAGTAGATAATGTTTTTTAATCGCAAACAATTAAAATTATTTAAAGGTGTTAGAGAAAGAACTTGGTATCAACAAGAAAGATTAAGAACACCTTATAGACGACAATATTATAAAGTATTAAATAGATACTTTAAAGAGTTTGCAAACAAAATTGAGATAGCATATCAAACAAGAAGTCAAATCATGTTAGATATGGAGTTAAGAAAACAAGCAGATAAATTAAAACTTATTTTAACTACACTTTATAGAACTGTAGGTTATGCTTTTAAAGATTATGCTTTAGGAAGATTTTTTTCTAAAGATTTTGATGATGATTTTGAACAACAGTTAGCAGAATTTGTAGCTTTAAACACTGGTGTTTGGGTTACTGAAATAGATGAAACAACTAGAAAAAGATTAGCAAAAATAATTGATAATTCTTATGCTAATGGTTTGTCAGTAGATCAAACTGGAGTAGCTTTAAGAAATACAGTAATAGGTATGGGGATATATAGAGCAAACCTTATATCAAGAACAGAAGTTCATAGAGTTGCAGGTTTTGCAAATGAAACTGTTGCTGAAAATATGAAAATAAATGGCACAGTTAAAGAGTGGGTAGCAATTCAAGATGAGAGAACTAGAATTACACATTCTTTTGCCGCAGGACAGAGAGTAGCTTTAGATCAACCTTTTATAGTGGGAGGGGAAAGACTAAAATATCCTGGAGATCCAATGGGTTCTGCTGGAGAAACAATCAACTGTAGGTGTGCCGCAATATATATAACACCTGATTTTTTATAGGAGATAAAAATGAATATGATAATAGGAATAATAATTGGTATATGTTTATGCCAAGCAAACGATAAATTTAAAATAATAAAAAAGGCAAAGGATTTTATTAATAAAAATAAAAAATAATGCCATTATTAAAACCAAAAGATAAAGAAACGAGAGAGGACTTCATGGGTAGATGTATGTCAGATGATAAGACTACAAATGAATTTCCTACAACAGAGCAAAGATTAGCTGTATGTAATTCTCAATATAAAAATAAAACAAAGGAGAAATATTCAATGAATGATATTGAAAAAATGGGCGAAGCTATAAAATCTTTGACAGATGTTATCTCGTCTAAAGCAAAAAAACCAGAGATGGTAGAAAAACAAGAAGATCATTTTGATCGTGAAGATGCGGCAGAAGCAAGAGCAGGAGAGATAGGTTGCACAGGAACTCATAGAGTTGATGAAGATGGCAATGTATTTTATATGCCTTGTGGTTCACATGAAGAATATTTAGAAGCAGTAGGCAAAAGTTATGATGATGAAGAAGATAAATATGATAAACCTAAAAAGAAAAAACCTACAAAAAGTGTTTGCGTTTGCCAAGATGATGGCATTTGCCAATGCGATACAGAATTAAAGAAATTAGTTTTTGAATCTGAAATTAAAGCTGAAAGCAATAAAGGAATATTTACTGGCTATGGTTCTATTTTTGGAAATGAAGATCAAGGTAATGACATTATGCAGAAAGGTGCATTTACTAAATCATTAGTGAATAGACCAGTAAGCAAAGTTAAAATGTTATACCAACATAAAACAGATGAGCCTATTGGAGTCTTTACAGATATGTATGAAGATTCAAAAGGATTATTTGTTAAAGGACAATTAGCTATGGGTACTCAAAAAGGTCGTGAAGCATACGAACTTTTAAAGATGGGTGCATTAGATGGTATGTCAATAGGATTTAGAGCAGATCCCGAAAAACAAGGGTACAATGAAAATAAGAGAGGAGTAAGAACTCTTAAAGAAGTTGACCTTATGGAAATCAGTTTAGTAACTTTCCCAATGAATGAAAGTGCTTTAATTGAAACTGTTAAAGGGAATGCTAAAAATATTCGAGAGTGGGAAAAAATTCTGCGTGAGGCAGGAGGTCTTTCTCGAACAGAGGCGAAGATTGGTGCGAAAGCATTATCGGAATCTTTATCACAGCGAGATGCTGTTGATGACAATAAACAATTAGCTGACTTAATAAATAAAGTTGCTAATATAATTAAACAATAAAACCAAAAGGACAATTATGGACAACAATGAAGTAAAATCTGCTGTTGAAACTCTTGGAAAAACTTTTGAGTCTTTCAAAGAAGCAAACGACGAAAGACTTGCACAAGTTGAAGCTAAAGGAACTGCTGATCCAGTAACAGAAGCGAAATTATCTAAAATCGAAAAAGATATGGATAAATTTGCTGATTTGGAAGTAAGCATGAAAGCTCAATCTGAAGCACAAAAGCAAGCCCAAGAATCAATGGCTAAATTAGAAACTATTATATCAAGACCAGGATTTGCAAATGATTCAAAATTAGAATCAAAGCATGTTCAAATTTTTGACAAATGGTTAAGAAAAGGTAAAGAAAACCTAACTCCAGATGAAGTTAAAGTATTAACTGTTGGAAACGATACAACAGCTGGTTACCTTGCTCCACCTGAATATGTAAGAGAACTAATTAAAGGAATAGTTGAATATTCTCCAATTAGATCAATTGCTAGAATCAGAAGCACATCTCAAAGAAGCATTCAAGTTCCTAAAAGAACTGGTGAGTTTACTGCTCAATGGGTTGCTGAAGAAGGTACAAGAAGCGAAACTACTGGATACACAGTTGGTTTAGAAGAAATCGCAGCACACGAAATGTATGCTTTGGTTGATATTTCTGAACAAGAACTTGAAGATTCAGTTTTCAATCTTGAAGCAGAAATGAACTCTGAATTTACAGAGCAATTTGCAAAAGCAGAAGGTACAGCATTTGTATCAGGAAACTCTGTTGGAAAACCAGAAGGTATTCTTACAGGCTTACCAGCAGGTAGATCACAAACATCACTTACTAATGACGTTCTTGGTGCAAATGATTTAGTTAATGCAGCACACAATGTTAAAGCAGAATATGCTAGAAATGGTTCTTGGATTATGTCTAGATCAACTCTTGCTACTGTTAGAAAAATGCAAGATACAGCAGGACAATATATTTTCCAACCAGGTGTATATGCTATGGGTGTTGGTTCTAATATTTTAGGACACCCTATTGTTGAGTGTACTGATATGCCATCAGTTGGTAACGGTCTTGTTCCAGTTGTGTTTGGTGATTTTAGAAGAGGATATATGATTGTTGATAGAACTGTTTTATCTATCATGAGAGATCCTTTCACTCAAGCTGCATCAGGTAATGTAAGATACATCGCTAGAAGAAGAGTGGGTGGTCAAGTTATCCTTGATGAGGCTTTAACTAAAATTACTATTCAGTAATTAATATTAATAATAAAAGGAGAATAAAAAAATGTTTGATTTAAAAAACAACATTGAACTTGTTGAGTGCCTTAATGCTATCGTAAAAGCTGCAGATACAAATGCTGCTGGTATTGATACACAAGGTTTTAATAGTTCAATGGCAATAGTAAATGTAGGTGCACCTGGAGTAACTTTCAGTACAACTCACAAAGTTGATATTAGACTACAAGATAGTTCTGATAACTCAACTTTTGCTGATGTAACTGACAATAATTATGTTACAGGTGGAACTGTTGGTGGTACTGGTATATGGCAAACTATTGATGCTGATGGCGATTGTAATGCTGTCTATGGTCTAGGTTATGTTGGTCCAGAAAGATACTACAGAGTTGTACTTGATTTTTCAGGAACTCATGGAACTGGTACTGTCTTTGGTGTTGTGGGTGCTCAAAGCAATCCACTTCATGCTCCAACTACAGAAGCTGCTAATCTATAATTTAATTTATAGATAATAAAATTATCTTAGGATAATATATTTTTGGGGGAGGAAAGCGAGAGTGGAACTTCCCCAAGATACTTAAAATTTACAAAGGAGAAAAATATGAAAATAAAAATGAAACAAGATAAGGTAGCAAGTGCTGATGAAAATGGTTCTAGCAGTATGACTTATGCAAAAGATAGTGTGCATGATATGAATAGTGAATGGCAAATGAAATTAGCTACAAACTTTATAAATAATAATAGAGCAGAATCTGTGTCAACAGAAACAACTAAAAAAGTTATTGTTGATATGGAAAAAAAAGAAAAAAAAAGTATTGTCAAAAAAATATTTGGCAAAAAAAAATAAGGATTAAATAATGAGTGGATTAAAAACAGATACAGCTTGGGCAACAAATGTAGTTAGTATTGCTGACTTTAAATTGTTTGCGAGAATTGATAGTTCTGATTCATCAGAAAACGCACTCATTGAATCCCTTGTATTTTTAGCACAAGATATGGCAGAAAGCTATACAGGTAGAGCAATAACTCAACAAGATTTAAGTTTGTTCTTGGATAGATTACCTTTCTATTCAGACCAAAGATTACCAGAGGGTGTATTTACAGCACCAGACTTACAAGCTAATCAAAACTTTATAGTATTGCCTAAACCTAATTTGGTTTCAGTAACTCATGTTAAATATTATGATAATGATAATACAGCATCAACATTTGCTACTTCAAATTATTATGTAGATACTACAAGTGAACAAGGTAGAGTAGTTTTAAAAAATGGATCAAGTTGGCCGACTGCTTCTGAATTAAGAAATGCTAATGCTTATGAGATTAAATTTAGAGCAGGATATGGTAATGCGGCAAGTGATGTACCAAAGCCTTTAGTACAAGGAATTAAAATGTTAGCTTTACATCTTTATGAAAATAGAGAAATAGCAACAAGTATGAATGTTAATCTTATACCTAATACAGTAGCAATGTTATTTGCACCTTATAAGGTTCAAAG